GGGATCCAAAATTCCTCACTTCCCCATTCTGTAATATTCTCATTCAGGTCACACCAATTGCAAAACTTCCTTTCCCAAGAACTACGACAAATGATATTACTCACATCACCTTTATATTTCCTTGGTTTGGTTGGTTTAAATAGACTTTTAATACTTTCTCCCATTATCTCATATACATAATATATAAGGTCAAATAGTATTTATAAATGCCATCCGTAAGAACAGTATCTAACATTAAAGCCAATCTATTAAGGCCAGCGACTACTTCTCATTTTGAAGTATCGATACCTATACCTCCTGAAGGTCCATTTGGAAAATGGTTGGGTATTGGTAAGCAAGATAAGATTAATCTGATGTGTTCAGAAGCAATATTGCCTGGATCTAGTTTGGCAACATTTGAAACTAATAATGATAGAACTGGTGTAACAGAAAGATTTGTGCATCGTAGAATATTTGATGAAAGAATTGATTTGACATTTTATGTGGACGCAGGATTATACCAACCAATTAAATTTTTTGAAGAATGGATAGATTTTATTACTAACGGAAGAAATCTTGCAGGTGCATCAAAAGAGTCTGCATTACTTACTCCTGATTATGATTATAGAATGAAATATCCAGATAGTTATATTGCATCAGGATTAACGATTACTAAGTTTGAAAAGGATCATAAAAATCCTTTAACATATGAGTTTGTAAGATCATATCCTCTTTCAATATCTTCAATGCCCGTTTCTTATGATGGGTCTTCATTATTGAAGTGCTCAGTTTCAATGACTTATGTTAGATATGTAATTAAAAATCTTCATAAGGTATATGTGTTACCTCCATCTCTACCTC